CCTTACTTTACCGCCCACCGCCTTACCCCCAGCTACATCAGTTCCGGCAGCTGTGACACCAGCCGCCACGCCTTTCGTGATCGCGGTTATACCTTTACCCAGTCCACTAAGTACAGCGGAACCGGCGGACTTTGCCAAACTTCCGACTTTTGATAAGCCGGAATGTAAAGCAGAAAGCGACGTACTGGCTACCTTTTGCAAAGCGGTTTTTAACCCCTCTACGCCAGATTTACCGTCCGTCGCTTTATTCTTTATATTACTTAAACTGTTTACGATACCAGATACTTTAGTAGCCGCAAACGTCTTCATGTTGGAAGCTAAACTTTTCACGCCATTAACGGCACCTGTAACGCTTATCTTCCCGATATTTTTAAGCGCGTTTACGAAGCCAACGACACCGGTACGCCCTTCCTGTATGGTAGACTTGAACTCTCTAAAACTGGCTACCAGACTGGTAACCTTCTGCTGTGCCATTGTCTTAAGGTTCGTCGCCAAGTCTTTCGCCGACGTAACCCCGTTCTTCATGGATTCCACAAGCCCGGTTAATTTCTGGGAAGCGATCTGTTTTAAAGTTCCAGGTAATTGTTTAAGGTGTTGGGTTCCAGCGTCGAACTGGTCCATAGCAGCTTTCCAGCGGTTTGTACTTTCCGTAGACTGCTGGATAGGCGCTTGACTTTCCTGTGCGGCGCTCCCTATCTCCTGTATGGTATCAGCCATACTTTCAGCACCACTTACGGCGTCGGTCATACTGCTACCCATACTGTCGGCGATAGAACCGACATTCTGTAGCCCGGAACCTAACCCGTTCGCGGCGCTTGCTGTTTCTGCCATAGAAGCTGCGGAAGAAGACATAGCGGAAGAAATACCCGTAATCTGGCTTTTGAAAGCTTCCGCATTATGTCCGGCGGCGGTCAAGGTACTACTAAAATTATCCGTTAATGTAAGGGTTGCCCCCATTGTAAAATCGGACATTTATATTACCTCTTTTTCTGTCTTGCTTTTGCTGCGCGCTGTTCTTCTTTTATCTTAAGCAAAGTGGCTTGATAAACAAACTCTTTTTCGGAATAAGGAAGGTTATATATCTGACCCGGCGTTATGCCCTGGGTGTTCCAGATATAGGCCAGAAGCTTCGCTTCCCTGTCCGACTTTAAGAGTTTTTTACAGAGTCTTTAACCTTTTTCTTTGCCTTATTTCCAAAGCCAGAAGCGTTCTGTACAGCTACGGCGAAGTTTACGATTTCGCCAGGTGGAAGAAGTGTAGATAAAGCGCCTTCCGCTGTATGAACACCTAATTTTTTAAGCAACGCACCGTTTGCAAAAGTAAAGTTGCTACGATGGTCTTTGTCTACAGCTAAAATAACGATCTTCGTCATAAGCTTGTCGTCGTCTACCTTTGTCTGGATAACGCCGTTTTCGTCCTGGTCGTATGTTACACAGTCTTTCTTAGCCTGCTTATAGTCGTCGTAAGAAATAGCTGTGTAAGGAATATCCCCTAACTTTTCAGAATGGAAGAAGCCCTGTTTTTCTGCTGTAAGGTCTGCTGTATCCATGCCTAAGATTTCTTCCAGGCTTAAGAACTTCGGTTCTTCTGTAGTTACTGCTTCCTGGTCTGCTTCGTCTTCTGTCAGACCTTCCACATAGGACGGTACCGGTGTTACCGGCTCTACTGGTAACGGCTGTGTAGCTGTATTTTCCTGTGTAGCACCTGTGTTAATTTCCTGTTCCTGTTTGTTCATTACTGTAATATCTGCCATTTTTATTTTCCTACCTTTCTTGTTTAAAAAAGGGGCGCTTTTCACGCCCCCGGATAATTAGTTAATAGATTTCAGATACTTGAAGTCGTCAAAAGTAAAGTCCATTTCGATCTCTCCAAGTTCCCCAAGTTCAAAGCTCATAAGCTGGGCGCTGTCGAAGGATACACCGATAAACATAATATATTCTTCGCCCTTAGACGTTGGGTCTTTCAGCTTCGCGGAAAAGTTGTATTTCGCGTGTGGGTTATCCGCCGCTTTACGCTGAAGTCTACTGTCGATCTTGTGTGCTGTAATGGTTCCAGAACCAGAAGCAGCGATTACCTTATGACCTTTCATAAGTTTACCAGCCTGTAAGACTTTTTCTTTGTCGTACTCTACGTTCGCTTCAAAGGCTTTTGTTTCCTGCATCTGCTTACCGTTTTCGTCATAAACAAAACCATACAAACCGTTAATTACTTCGTTAGCATCAAACATTCTTTACACCCCCTTATTAAAATACCGTACTAAGCTTCTGATAAATTTTTTCTGGGCTTTCGTTCGGTGTGATGTCACCTACGAAAAAGGCTTCATTTGCCTTAGCCTTCTTTGTGGCGTTCTCCCCGTAGTAGTCCGGGTCTGGCTCATAGGAAGCACCTTCTTTAAGAATTTCCTGTGCTACCAGCGGGTCAAGGTACTGCTGCTGTACCGTAGTCGCATAGGTCGCGCGGAAAGAATCTGTATTAGATTTCGCTTTCTTGTATTCCTCTCCGAAAAGTTCCAGATCATGTACCACGTAGTCGATCGTGGAAGAAACACGGATAGACCCCATTTCTTTAACCTCTCCCGATTTCGGGGAAGTAAGGGTATTTACCCCTTCGTCGATCTCTACAGTGTCGCCCTTCGCTACAAAGATAATGGTACCGGCTTTCTTTGCACGTTCTCTGACACTCTTTTTCAGACGTACATTAACCGCCTGGTATGGTACGGTTTCGTCTGTAAGGGAACTGTTAAGGGCTACCGCTGCCACTCTTGCAGCTACAAAGATCGCCATTTCTGCCGCTGTATACCCGTCACAGCCATTACCCACGTTAATTACAGGTCTGTAATTGATTTCCCTTGACTTCGCGTTAGCGGTATCCGTAGCAGAATCCCAGGCTTTCGGACCACCTGTTACGAAGGACACGTAGAAACCTTCCTGTCGTACATCTTTTACCCAGGCGATCACTGTAGAAATAATACTTTCGTCAGATACACCGTCTAAGGAAAAAGCGTTAGCGGTTCCGTCTGCTTCGATCTCGTCCAGGAACGCTGTGTAGTTTGTCACAGTAACGACGTCGCCGTTATTTCCGCCCTTAAACTCTACGCCCGCGTTTGCTTTCGGAAGCGCGGTACCCTTAGTCTTTACACGGATATAGTCAGAAGCATTTACTATAGTTACCAGGCTATCTACATCAGATACCAGGAACGAAGTAAGCTCTACAGCATTTTCTACCAGACTGATCTTAATAGAACCGTCCTCTACACCGTCTTTTACCACAAGTACAAAAGGTCTTGTAGTTGGGTAGACAGTTTCAAATACCCAGGTATCAACGGTAGCAGCTGCTACTTTAGCTTCTGCTGTAGCCATACGGTAACCCAGTACCTTTTTAGGCTCTCCGTTTGACGCGTGGGTATAAATCTTTCCTACGGAAAGAGAAGAACCCACCGCGTTGTAGTTGTCCCTTAATTCTCTAAGGTTTCCGGCCGTAAGTTCGTTTACCGGTCCCCAGTCAGCGGTAAATGGGTATGCTACGATACCACGACCGCCACTTGTTATAGAAGTTGAAATAGCAAGGATAAGGGAATATACACCACTTAAAATCTTGCTTTCGCCTTCTGTGTACAATCCAGCCATTTTACTTTACCCCCTTGTGTACAGGTTTTTTGAGGAACGCGGCCAAAGCGTCCGCGGCTTCCTGTTTTGTAAGTTCATCTTTTTTTACGCCGTACAACGCACCTGTCATAATGGCGGGCGTTGTGTTAAATACGGCGGCAGACGCGATTAAATCATTTTTTGAGAACGTAGAAGCGGTAACTTTTTCCGCCTGTGCGTTCCCAGTTTCTTTAGCTGCCATACTTTCGCTTCCTTTCTATTTTTCTGGTTTTACGTCCAGTCTGGTATACATAACGTCGGCGGTCGGCGTACTTGCGTCCCAGCCCTTACGCTTATAAGCCACTTCATACGTAAGTGTAAAAGTAGCGTCTAAGCTTTCGCCGTTGTTAAATCTGGCGACGACGTTTTTTAACCAGCCTACGTGTTTTCCATCTTCTTTTATTTCCAGAACGTTACAGCGATCTTCCAGATCACTTACAAGCGCTTCCTGGTACCTTACAGCTTCGTCCAGTGTGTCCACATACAATGTACACGGCCACGTTACCGTCTGTACGTAAGCATACCTGGTAAGGTGTCTAGCCCGTCCGCGTCCTGGAACGTCAAAAAGCACTACAGGGCGGGAAAGGTTCACATTTGTACCACGCTTAAAAGAATTAAGCCCAGCTGTAGACTTAAGCCACATTTGTATAGCTGTAAGTTCTTTTGAATACTCCACATTACCACCCCACTAAAAAAGCGCCCTAAAAAGGCGCTCTACTTCTGACTTCGTTATCTTTCTTAAGTCTTCCTTTGTATCCGGTAAAGACTTTTCAAACATATGTTGACCCGGAACGAACCTACCGGAAAGCTTCATTCCTGTTTTAGCCCCAGGATTATAACTAAAGTTACTACCAGAACCGGAACCAGGTACCCATAAAGACGGCTTTCGTCCAGTAGACTTACTTACACGGTTAGACTGGTTATAGCCTTCTTCCGCTGGTACAGCATATGGACAGTTAGAACCGTACCGTACCGACGCGCTACCGCCGCCAGCTTGTACGTCAAATATATTTTCATTTCCACCGACTGTATAACTTTGTGCAAGTCTTCCAGATCGGCTGTGAATATTTGCCGCTACATTTTCCAAGCCAGCTATACCAGCTTGCCTAACTATGCGTTCTTCCATGCTGTCTACAGCTGCGGCGGCACTGTTCGCACCGCTGATAAATTTATCAAGGCCACCGTCTAACTCGATTTTTATAATCATAAAAACTTTACCCCTCTGTCTGTTTTGCTGGTCTGGTCTTCAAAGGCGATTTTATACGCCCGAAGCATTTCCCTAACAATAACGAACTGGTCGAAAGCTTTATACTGGGTAGACGTTTTTACCGCGCCTGTTGGTGGGGCTACCTCTGTGATATTACCGGTATCCGGGTTTATCTGTTTGGTTTCCCCTCGCGCCATGATTTCAAAGCACGTAGCTACAGCTATTTTAAGTCCTGGGCGGTCCTGTGGTTCTCCTGGAAGCAAAGGCGGCACACCGCCGATATATCCAATACACCAGGTATTCGCCCTGGAAAGGTAAAGGTCTACGTCAGCGTCGTCTATAGGATTTCCCCGCGTATAATACTTTTCCAGAAGTTCGGCTTTATTCAGCAGCATACCGTTCCCCCCTTACTCTGTTTTCTTTGTTCGTGTAGCCTTTTTAGGCTCCGGCTGATCTTCGGTAGGTGTTTCCTGTTCCGGCTCTGGGTCTGGTTCGTCTACGACTTCCACCAGTCCATAACCAGAAAGGCGGGTAGCGTCCTTTTCGGACATATCTACCACGGCGCCTACGTCAAGAATGGCACTTTCCACTGTTACGCCTGTTTTTAATACTTTTACCTTCATGGTTTACCCCCTTATCGTACAGTACAGATTTTAATAAGTTCCGGGTACATGATCTTAGGGAAGCCAGCGGCTACAACCTCTACGACCTCACGAAGCGGACGCTCCATAGTGAAGGTACGGGCAAAAATACCAGGTTCCATGTTATTCTCATAAGTCGGACCCATCTGTACGTTACCGATCTTGTCACCTTCCATAAGGAACACGCCCTTCTTGCTGTCCAAAAGGCGGGCGGTAGTTCTCTTACCACCGTTTGTAGGGTCACGGTAAGTAACCTTTGCGTCGAACGCTTCCATAGGTGGAAGTTCACGACCGCGAAGGAAAGTATTAAGTTCGTCCAGAGTAAGAAGCTTATCGCTGTATCCTGTAATTGCCTTTCTGATCGCTACGTCATTCAGTACGATACGGATATTTTCGATACCGGTAACGAATACGTCCGGCGCGTAGCCGTTGTCGTTTCCGTCGATATAATCCTGTACCCAGCGCTCATAGTTTGCCAGGATAGTAGCACCGTCAGCCCCCCACGCTGTAGCAGCGGTTACTTTGTTGGCTTCTGGTACACCAAAATCTACACCCAGTTTAATACCGGATTTATCATAAATCATAGCACCGTTACCCAGCGCTTGCCAACGAAGCCATTCTACACGGGCGTCAATGTTAGACTTAAGCTGTGCGGTCTTCTTAAGGACCTGCTGTACAGCCATCTTACGGCGACCTTCGTTACCCTTGTCAGACATAGCAGCAAGTTCTTTCTTTGTCAGAATATAGGACTGTCCCATATCTGCGATAGAACCACTTACACGTCTTACCGGGTCACGATCTGTTAAAGGCAATTCCGCCCCAGCGTCTACCAGGTCGGCCATATCTGCCTGTCTTTCAATTACTGTTTCGTTCCACTCCATATCATATGTGTTTTCGGAAGGAAGGAAACGGCTACCGATATATCCGGTTTCCACTGGAACCTCGCGGATAGTTTCGGTAAATAACGGGTTCTCAAAGAACTCGCTTAAATTTGCTAATCCAGCCATTTTTATTTACCCCTTTCTTTACACGAATCTGATAGCAGCGCCTACAGCTGTTTTAAAAGCTGCGGTACAGCCTACCAGAAGACTTTCATATACCGCACCATGTACAAGAACCTGTCCGGCGGTAACATCTGGATTTTTGCCCTTGTCGTCAACTGTGAATTTAATACTTTCGTCAAGGATAACCGGGTCACTCTTTCCCGTTGGAAAAGCACTTGCTGTATCCTTGTACGGTTCGTACTTACCTGTGGTGTTGTCTTTTACAAGACAAGTACCTTCTTCTACGAAGCCGCCAGTTTCAAACTTAGAACCGTCCAGCGTGATACCATTTACGACATACGCATAATGGGCGCTGGCCTTGATCTCTTTAGCCGCTGCGTAGGATTTTCGTCTAACTGTTACATCGTTATTCTGCATAACAAAAACCTACCTTTCTACTTTTTATCGTCTTTCTTAATACCCAGCATTTCTAAAGCTTCCGCTTTCTTTGCTTCCAGTTCGCCGTTTTTAGTGCTACCAGCACCGCCAGGACCTTTACCGCGGAAACCATTACCAGAACCACCAGCGCCGTTATCGTCGTCGCCGTCGTCCCCAGCTGGTTTAAATAAGTTCGGTTCGGCGTCGTGTACCTTACGGATAGCGCGGGCAATACTCTTTGCGTCCGCTGTTCCGTTTTCTTCGTCAAACTCGATACTGTCCAGATAGTCAGCACTGATCGCCCTTACTACCTGTGCGGGATTTACAGGATTATACTTACCGGCTTCCTTAAGCACTGCGTTTTCGATAAGCAGCTTCTTACACTGTGCTGTAAGATCGTCCACTTTCGCCGCCTTAGTCTTAAGGTTAGATAATTCTGTTTCGTCGATAGAAGAACCGCTTCCCCCTTCGCCGTCGCCTTTACCAGAAGAACCGTTTTTAATGGTTTCTGCCACTTTGCTAAGTAAGGTCTTATCGTCCGCTTCGACCGTTACCCCAACGTCCTTAAGTGCTTTACGAACCATTTTTACGGCTTTCTTTGCTACGGTGCTGTCTACGTCGGCCTGGCTGTACTTAGGTCTTTCGTAGTCCGGGTCATAATCTAAAGCGTCGTCGTAAGCGTCCTGGTCTAAAATTTCGTCGTCCAGAAGCTTCTTACACTCTGCTTCATACTGTGCCTTTGTAAGTTCTCCTTTTAAGTAGCGTTCCTGTAATTTTCTAAGTTTTCCCATCTTAAAAACTCCTTTCCGTATTAAGCCCGTCGGCTATATCCAGCGTTCCGCGCTGTCGGGTTCCACGGCCAGTATTTGACGCCCTGGCTATGTTACGGCAATAAAAAACACGCCTTACAAGCGTGTCATATCCGCGGTATCCGCCGCGTCGGTATTATAAAGACTTATGCCCTATAATCAATTATGAATACCAAGACCTAAAGGTACGGTTATGATCTGCCCGTTAAAGCGTTTCCATACTACCTGTCGGTTAAGGTCTGCCAGCGTTTCCCCTGGTCTTAAGTATTTCTTCGGATTATCCGCGTTTACCATGTCTTTTACCGACGGAAGCCCTACTTCTTTCGCGTATTCGTCATAACTGGTGGCTTTCGTGTAATAAAGGTCGCCGTATTGATCTAAAGCGGCTTTCTGTCTGTCCTTAATACCTAAACCAGAAAGGATAGCTACCCATCTACATCGACAATGAGGGTGGTTCGGTATACGCCTTCCTGGTAGCCCTGGGTTCATAGGTGTATCGTAATCCAGATCATAAGGATTTCTTTTACTGTAGTCGGCGTCTGCTGCACAATAAGCAGACGTCTTACTGTCAAAAGTGGCGTCCCTATACTTACCGTCTACAATATCCGCATTTTCCATAAGGCTGTAGGAAGTTCCTAAAGCGTTCGCCCTAGTCATTTCTGTACGGATAATACGGGAAGCATTATAGTAGCTTTCCTGTATTCCCTGTGAAAGCTTCTTAGCGGCGTCGCTATACTGCATTTTCTTTGTAACCAGTTCTTTTACGACTTCTTCACTCTTAGAAGCCACAAGGGAAACACTGGTACGTATACGATCACTGTAGGTTTTCTTATCCGGTAACCACGGGTTAGCTATAATACCCAACACGCCGGAAGCCGTAAGGTTTGGTACAGTTACCGCGCACTTCGCGGCCTGTTCCAAAATATACGCTGTAGTATTAGCCCCATAAAAAACAGTTCCGCATATCACAGACGTAGCAAACGGCTGTAGTTTTGCGTTTAGTAAATTCAGTTCCGGTATGATCTTCGTAAGGTATTCTTCCTGTATCTTTTTCGCCCACCGTCTGGTAGGAAGGAAGTCCGGGTTCTGTTCATTTACATACTTTTTAGCAACTTCTTCCAGGTAGCCTACAGCTGCTTCCTGTAACTGTCCGTATGCCGGGGCAAGTTCAAGAATATGATCGTCTACGTAATCTTCCAAAAGGGAAGTATAGTAGTCTACGTATTCTTCATAGTGCTTTTGGGCTTCACTTATCCACGCCATACGCTACCCCCTATTCTGGCGGCTGTGTGATCGTGGAACCTGTAGCGCTGTTCTGCTGATCGTCTGGGTTATCCGGGTCGCCGCCGGTATCCCCCAGGTTATCCGCCCCATATCCAATAGCTGCCAGACTATTTGTAAGGCTTGTCTGTTGGCTTTCCTCTTTCTGCGCTCTCATTTCTTCAAGTGCTTTCTGTGGGTCGTCGATAAACCACAGCAGTTCATACAAATAACTATCTGGTACAATGTCGGCCAGTTCTGCCACAATGTCGGCGATCTCTTTATTATTCTGTGGAAGATTCCGGCTTATCGTAACTTCCAGCCATTCAGACTGGTATAGGTCGTCCCTGGCTTCGATCAGTTCCGGGGTAGTGATTGTTTCATACACACCAGAAACCGTACCGGCAGCATACAGCTTTTGAACATTCAAAAGGTCCGTAATGATCGCGAAGAAGCTGCGGAACGCCTGTATAAGAAGCGGTTCCTTCTTACCGGCCTTAATATCAAGACCGGCGTATTTCATTTTGATTTCTGTAGCCGTCGCCCCGTTTAATTCTGCCAGTCGTGGGGTGTTGGTCGTGTCCATAATGTCGTTTTTCGTTCTAGTAAGACCATTTTCTACGGCGTTGTCGTCCTGTGACTGGGCTATAAAGCTGGCCTTACTATCCTTGTCCTTAAGTGCCAGGGCGCGGGCCTTTCGCATTTTCAGAACTTCGTTTTCGTCTACATCTACACCAGTTAAGCATAAATACTGATCTTGTAGGTACTCCATAAGGTTCGCTTTATCACTTAAACCGTGGCAGTAAGCTACAGCAAGTGGAACGACACCGTAGGAAAGATCAGACTTACCGTATCCCTTCACACGTTCGCTGTATTTCGCCGGTAGCTGGTTCTGGCAGACCACAACCGGGATACGGCCGGCCTTATGCTCTATCGGGTTCCCGGTCTTCGCTTCGGTTTCGTCCAGGTGTAAGCTTTCCATACTGTCACCGGTATAGTAAGTAACGTAGCGATCGTCGTAAACCTCTACTTTTGTTTTCGTGGTTTCGCTACCATTTTCCCATACCCCTACTTCATAACGCCGGAAAAGAAGCCTTAACCTCTTTCTGCCGTCGTAAATCGGTATGATCTCCTGTACCGGGTATTCACTGTAATCAATCTTACCTTTTTCGTCTACCCATACGATAATAGAACCAAAGCCACCTATACACATATCGCGTAACAAGTCGGAAAACTCCCCTTGTGCCTTATCCTTTAGCAGCTTCATAACTTTTTTACGGTATTCCGTGATAATCTCACGTTCTTCTGTTTCTTCGTCGTCCTGGTCCGGGTCTTCGACTGTATAGATAGGGGACTTACCTAGCATATAGTCCACAAGCGTATCTATGATAATCTGGACATAGTTAGAAATCAGCTTATTTTCTGTACCGCCGTCCCTAGCCTTGTCGCGCTGTTCGATTTCGTCCAGTTCACCGTCATAGGCTGCCTGGTACAAGTCTACAGCGTTATCCTTTATCCAGCTGTCGTGTTTTGCCACCATAGCCGCGACCCAGGAAGCGTTATCTTTAATCCAACGTTCCGCTGTCACCTGGTTTACTTTTTTCATTTCTGCCAATGTCTGCGGAATGTATGAAGATACCGCCATGCTATTACCCCCTTTCTATACTCCCGACTTTTCACGGTCAAAGGCTGTAGCCTTGCCAGTGTTCGGGTCTATGTTTCGTGCGGCCCTCATAAGCAAGAATAGGGCCATTACTAAGTCGTCGTGTGGAACGTGTCCCGGTTTACGTGGTTCGGCGTTCGCTGGGACATAAAAATTTATTGTTTGCTGGCGTTTGGCTTCCCTTGTAAGGTGTTCCACTTGCCACCGTAATTCCTTCCATAGTTCCAGCTGGTCCGGGTCTTCCGGTGCTTTCGGAACTTTGATTAAATCGTTATGGTTAAAATCGTAAGCCAGGTACCCCAACTTAGATTTACTTTCGTCACCGGCTGCCTTAAACTTATAGGCTTCTACCAGTCCGTCGTTATTTCTGTCGAATAACTCTTTAAGGTGGTACGCCAGCGGTTCACCGATTCCGGTACCGTCACATACCCCACCGATAGCACCCCAGTAACGTATGATCTTCGGTAACATATCCCTTACTTTGCTATGCTGTTTTCCGACCCACTGGTATAGACAGACCGGAACTACTGTACCGTCCCGTAAGAGGTCGCCGACGATAAACGTAAGGGCGTCGCGCTTATGAATACCTACAGACGCTTCTACGTCTGTGGTTTCTTCTTCCTGTCCGGCTACGTCACACGCCCATATGTATTTATGTCCCTTGACTGGTTCTACTTGCATTTCAAAACCGCCGGAATACATACGGGCTACGCCTTCCGCGGAAAAGAAACGACCGATAGCGTCTACAGCTTTAAGAAGGTACTGTGTCTGTATGGCTATGTGGTCCATTCCCAGACGGGCTACCTGGTTATCAAACGCTTTCTTGTAGTTCGTATTACCGGAAGCGATAACCGCGTAGGCGTCTATCTTAAATACCAACTTCGGCCGGTACCCCAGTTCCTTTTCTAAGCGATCTTCCATATCGTGGGCCATCAGTTCGCCACGATAGATAAAGCTGTCCTTTGTCCAGGCTACACCCCACAGCACCGTAGTAGCATTGTTAAACGAACCCATAGGCTGGGCGTCACGCTCCCACTTATCGGCGTCTATGTCCTGGCTTTCGTCGCCTTCCAGTAGTGTGTAGGCTGTCTGGGACGCAACGTTAGCCGTAGGGTTAATGGACAGGAACGCCCATTTATTACTATCGCGGGGCGGTCCGATATGGAATTTATAGCCATCTGATTTACTATACTTGCAAGGCTGACCGTCTACCTTCGCTTGACCGGACGTTATCACGCTACCGGCAAGCCCGCCACTGTCCAGCGTTTGGGCGCCTTCCAAACGGTCCATAGACGCTTGTATCTGTGGCTTGTATACCGGGGCGAATTTTACGCCCGATACAGGTACACCGAAGTACCAGCCATACAGCAGTAAATAGTGTTGTAAGAAGGCGCTAATCTCATTCTTACCGGCCTGTCGTGTGATCTGTACCACGAAGTACCAGCCCAACCCATTTAAGCAGCTATAAAGAATAGCGTCGGCTACCTGTATCTGGTAGTCGAAAGGGTCATTTTTACGAAGAAGCCGCCACGCTTCCCGTAGGTTTTCCCGCTTAAATAGATCACCGAAGCTACTAAGTACGTTGTACGGTATCCCTTGTTTTGCTGCCCGGACGGTCTGGGGTATCGCCGTCATTACTGGGGCGCCGGTCAAGGGGTCCGTGTCTGCCACGTAAGTAAATTCCGTCTGATATTCGTATGTCATAGCACGAAGTCCGCGTAATCTGCTTTCTTAGGCAGCTGTACGCCTTTATCGCATATGCTACGGATATGATGTACTGTATCTGTACATAAGCGACACGACTTAAACGGACACCGGTTAAAGTCCCCGTTCTGTTCGCTGTACTGGCAAGTCAAACAGACGCAACCCCTACAGCTTTTATTATCTTCTGCCATAATATTTACACCCCATATTCTAAGTAAAAAAGTCGTAGTTTCTCATAAATACAAGAAAAAGCCCTGTGTTTACACGGTTTCTGGTTATCAGAAAACCCATAACAAGGCTTTTTACTACAGTTTTTACTACGTTTCCTGTTCTTTTTGTGTATGATCTTCGTTATTTCCCTTACTTTGCGCTTGTCCACCCCAGGACACGTAGACTTCACCTTTAGACGCCGCCCTTAATTCTGCATTAAGAGAAGCCATAATGTCGTCTGGTCCGTCGTCCTTACCTTCTATAAGGTGTTTCTGTCCGATCAGACGCCGTAAGGTGTTCATAGCACGATCTAAGGCGTTATCTTCAATCGTTCCAGCATGGTAGAAAGTCTTCATACCGTCACCTTCACGACATATAACCCTAGATTTTCTGTAAGCCACTTCTTCGCCTTCCAGATCACGGTCTTTTACAAACCGGTCTTTATGCTTCTGTAGATAGCTTACGATCTTAACGGTCTGTACTTTTATCATCATATCCAGGGCGTTAAATTCTTCTTCCTGGTTAATGCTTTCTAAAATGCTTTCTTCCTCTGGAAGTAGTACCTTAGAAAAAAGACCGTGTTTTGTGGAAGCTGCTATTTGTCTGGCGCGTCCTTCCGCTGTCTTCGGACCTGTAGCAAGCCCGCCGTGTATCTTACACCGGCCATAGCCTTTATGTGGTGTTCCCATGCCCGCCGGATTCTTACAAGGTTGTCCGTTGTACATGGCGCCGCAACAAAGGTTATAGTTTTTCCTGGACAAAGCTATTACGTTCATTTTATCCGCCTGGTCGGAAAACTGGCGTTTAAGACGCATATCGTAAGGGTCGAAGCCTTCCGGTAACTGCACTTTTTTTGTAGTTGCCACTGACTTTACCCCCTTTTTTGTGTGTCGTCGTTCGGAAAATCGACGTTTCAGCGTGAGAAAAAGGGACAGGTCCCAGAAAATCCGGGTTTCCTATCCCTTAATTTGTACATTATAATAGCATTGTAATGCTATTATATAAGATTTTCGGAATAAATACAAGCCTAGTTTTGTCTTACAGAAAACTACTGAAATTATTTATACCCATTGACAAACTCAAAAACGGAATTAACCACTTGATCGCAACGGTAGTAATACTGGTCTTTTGTAAGACCTAAGATAGTCAAAGTCTGCAATAAGCTATACTGTCCTTTAATAACCCAGCGGTAGTAAGCAACCCGCCTAAGTTCAAGGGGTAAGCGGTCGTAAGCCATTTCCAGCATGATCTTATTAAGCATACCATTTGTAATTCCGTCCGCGGGCTTACAGCCACTATTAACCTTTACCTGGTCTTCCATAGGCTCGCGCCTTTGTATATGCTCCCAGTTATCTAACCAACGGCGGATAGTCCGCCTACCTATAATTTCCTGTCCCATAGCCTGTACCTCTCTGAAAAAATATATAATAAAAATTTTTAAATTATAATAAGGGGGTAAGAAAAACCCACTCAAAAATGAATGGTAAAATGAGTAAGAAAAACAAGTACCCCCAAAGAAAAATAAATACTGTATATATTATATAATAACTATTATATTAGATATTATATATAATAATGTATATAGTAGTATGTATATAATATAGTAATATTAGACAATTCTTTTCTTTTGGGCTGTATTCCCTTCCCATTCGTTTACGAACCGCGCCTTACCTGTTACGTTCTCTGGTCTTCGCTCTACGCTCTGCCTTCTACGTTCTTCGCTGTACCTACAGCTTTGTGATTTTTAGCGTATCACTTCGCAAGTATGCCGGAACCTTAAAGCCCTTGACTTCCTGGGTCGAAAGACTTAACACGGGTATCCTTACTTCTTTGTCTGGTTCTCCCATAATGCTACGAAGGTCGGTAGCCGCAAACAGACCGGTAAAGTTTCGGGTCGCGGTCATTTCCACGTTACCAATACTTAAGATCAGCTGCTTATGGTCTGCGGTAACACCTTTAATTACAGCTTCTACCTTGCGTGTATTATCTTCCATACGGCCACAGTTCCTTTCTTGCCTGTCTACGTGCTTCCTTTTCCTGGCGGCGTCTTTCCTTTCGGTTTGCGTAGCCTTCCGGGAAGCAGATACCATATCTTTGTACGCCGTGGTCTTCTCTGATATTCTCTAACGCCTGTAATACTTCGTCGGCGTCCGGGTGGGGGTTACCTACATAGTCTGGCAGCTTTCTTATAAATTCAATCGGACTACTACCCAGGCTATTTACATAGCTTACGATCGCCATAGCCTTATCTGTCGGGCAGTTACATACTACCTGGACTTCGTGTATCAGATAATCATAATACGGGTTACCTGTTACACTCTGGTTTAACGGGTTTTCTTTTGCTTTCATATTGCCGATTCCTTTCCGATCAGTTACCCGTGTGTCGCTATTCCCTTATGTGGGTTATGGGCGCCCTTTATGAAAACGTCCATGATAAGCGGCAGTCTGTTATGCCGGATAACTCCATCTTTGATACTAAAGTTTTTCATGCTCCACTGTTGCAGTTCTCCACAAAAATTATAGTCTACTACAACGTCTTGCCCGATAAGGGCTATAAATTCTTCTTTACTCATGCCTTCCACCTCTTACGGAACCATAACGGTACCTGTCGGCGTAGTATACTTAAAGCAGCTACGGTAAAAGTCGCCGTACTTCTCCATTTCGTCTTTCGCTTCTTCGTGCTTTACGGCGAAGTATTCACGGAAAGCAATTACCGCTTTTTTAAAGTCGCCGTTCTCTGAAACGTAGGCGCCGTGGTAAATTTTATCGGTATCCGCCTTTAAGAACTTCGACACTTCCAGATACGGTAAGCAGTATCCGGCTGGCGTCTTATAGGACTTCGGCTTGTCTTCTACCTCTACTTCGTCCCTTACTACTTCCTTCGTTACTCTTGAAAAATAAAATACATACAGCTTCATTTGTCGTCGTTCCTTTCTACGTGGTCTTCCAGCTGTGGGGTTGCGTCGTCGTTTTTAGTGAACGCTTTAACGCCGATCTTCTTAAAACGTTCCTTTATCTGGTTCGCGTATGCCGGTGAGTCGTCGGCGTTTGTAGCTTCTTCGCTTACCGTGGTAAGTACAGATAGAAAGCGGTTAAGACGTACTTTACCGGTCCACCCCAGGCGTCTTAAGGCTTCCAGTGTAAACGCTATATAGTTGTCCAGGTCTTCGGTCTGCCGTTCCTTTATAGCGTCGTCGGCGTACTTATCCGCCAGTTTCTTTAATTCTTCTTTTACGTCGTCGCTTATCGTGATAGGCTTCTTTTCTGTCTTAGGCGGAAAATAATACTTACGTTTCCCCATTCTGCCCCCGCTTTCTGGCTGCCTTTTTCTCCTGGTGTCGCCATCTGAAATAATTGATAATGATAACGCCGACCAGGATAAAACCTAAAATTACGCCAATTCCGATTAACACAATAATTCCCATAAGTACGATACTGAAAAGTTCAAATAACGTCATACAGCCACCTTCTTTTTAATCTTGCGGACGGTGCCAGAATACTTATGAATGATCTGCATAAACTCCGGGGTATCTTTCTGCACTAACCAGTTAAAGGGGTCCAGTCGGTTCGCCTTTAAAAATTTCTTCTGGTTATACGTCGGTTTCTTCGCCATCATTGTTAAGACCTTCTTTCTCTGCGGCTACTTTACGTTCCAGGTGTTCTACAGCCATCTTAAGGAACTTAAGGCGGCAGTCGTCGCAAAGGTCTGTAAAGTGGTGGTCGTCCTTCGGTGTTCCTAAAGTCACTTCTACTACAATACCGGTACACCCGGCTATGGGTGTATCCAGTGGTATAGTGTCGTGGGCTTTCTTTACATAATAGCCCTTGCCTTCGCCGTTCGTGGTGGCGTAGTCGTCCGGTAACTGCTTCTGGCAATAGTCACAGTTATAAACTGTCGTCGTTTTTACACTCATTATATTTACGTCCTTTCTTAATCAGTCTTTCGGTAAACGTACTTCTTTCCCTACTTTTGGTTCATTGGCAAGGAAGTTATACAGCTGGCTTACGGTTCCAGAAATAACGTCTACGTGTCCCATAGCCTTATCTAAGTCAGATCTTGAGATACGACCTTTGCAGTCTGAAAGTTCTATCAGTGCTACCACGCGGTCGCCAATACCTTCCACATATGCGGAAATGTCTACGCCGTCTTCGTGGACACGATCACAGCTACAGCTTTCTTTTTTCGGAGGTTTGCCAAGCTTAAAGCTTTCAATCTCTACGTCGGTGTCGCCCGGAAGACTGGATACAACCGCCTTAATAAATTCTGGTACGTTTTCCTGTGCTAAAAATTCTGATTTTGTCATGTTCTTACTCTCCTTCTGGTTTTAATATTGCTAAATCATTATCTTGTAAAAAGTAAAGCAGCTGCCACGCCAGGGCTTCTACAAATGTTTCCTTGCTGGCATAGTTTCCGGCGTTCGCTTCAAATAGTACCGCGTGGGTAATCTCATGGACGACCACATAGCTTTTAATATCTGGCTTAAGGTCTTCCATGATCTGTATGTATAAGGTGTCATATGTAACACGCCCGCCCAGGTCTTCGTCTTGTAATTCTTTAAAAATACCTTGCTGAATAGTGTAGGGAAGTCCGTTTATCCAGATCATGGAAGGGACAGGCTTACGCCCCTTCACAAAATCCGTATCATTGTCAATAACCAGGCGGTTAAGGACACTTCCTACGCCAGCGTGGTACTTGTCTGCTTCTTTCTGTGGCATACCGGCCGATACCAGTAAAAGGTGTGCTACTTCCCACATGAAATACTGGCGCTTTCTGGCCGGTGCTGCTTCCTGTGTAACCCGGATTTCCTGTACCCCTGGGTCTGCTTCATAACTGTACGGGTCATTTGAATTACAAACGCTGTAGGGTATCCGATTTACTATAATCTTCTTCGGTAATTCAGTCATAGCCTAGTTCCCCTTTCAGTTCGTCTATAATGTCGCTGGCTTCGTCCTTAGACAGTTCTTCTAGCGGTGTATCCGTGTAGTCTTCCAGGACGCCGCCCGCCTGGTCTAACAGCGTGTCTATGTAGTCTAACTGGCTATCTGTCGCCATAAGTCCAAGTTCTTCCATAAGGTCTTTATCCATGCCGCCCACCACCTTTTACCTCATTCTTTATACATTCTTCGTCACGCTTACCGACAACGTTATGGAAATATTTACAGTACAGTTCTCCTTTGAAACGATAAATACCGCCACACGTTTCGCTACAGGTATCCGGTTTTCCGCGTTTCGTAGAAAAGGTTACTACTTCCCCTTCCGGGCTTTTGGTAAGCTTCCTGGCTGCCATTAGCTTTCCCCTTTCCAGCCGTTCCAGGCTTTCCCTGTCTTATTACTGTGAAGGGTGTTAAACTGGTCTTCCAGCTGTTTTACAACTTCTTCCGCCTGTGAATAGTTTCTTACAATCCCGTCTTCAGCAATCTGTAAAAGGTATTCGTCGTCGGCGTAGTTTAAGTGGTGCCGGATACAGCTACAAAGGCTTTCGGAAAGCTTCTTAGTATTTAATACATCTGTCGGCGGTTCTCCATTTACCGCGTAGCAGAAGATCACGGCTACGCTTCCTATATCGTCCTGTATGCACTTCGCGATCATTTCATTACCCAGATAGCTAAACTTAAGCGAAAGCGGGCGACGCGTATTAACGTTATCTGGGTTTATGGGCGGTAAGTCAAATTCCGGGCGACGCTCTACGTGGTACGCTAAAATTTCCAAGCCTTTACCGATAGCGAATACACCGGGCGCCCCGCTTAAGCCGTCTGTAGGTGTCCAGCCTTCCATAAAACAGCCGCTTTCTACGTCCGCCTTTGTTTCAAGAAACATTTTCATAAGTTCGTCGGCGGTAGGTTCTTCCTTTTCCGGTACCATTTCTACCACATAATTACCCAGCGCTGTTACAATTATCATTCTGTACATCATGCCACCACCTTTAATAAAATCTGACCGATAATAATACCGGCTTCAATGATCGCCGCCACTTTCCAGTAAGTAACGCGCTTCGTTAAGGTCGTCGTTAATTTAATAAGGTTGGCTACCTTCTCTTTTCGCTGATCTGCCACTCTTGTAGTCTGTTCCATAATGCGTGTTACGGTATTCAGATCAGCAGATTTCTTAGCAAGCTTCTGATTCGCTTCATTAAGCGAATACTGTAACATTTCAATTTCCAGTTTGCTACCGGCCATAACTTCGCGCTTTTGCGGCTGCTTATATGGTTTTCCCATTTTATAATCCCCTCGCTTTCTCCCAGTCTTCCAGGCTCATTTTATTACCCCAGCTGTAGGCTACACTGGCTTCTGCTTCCAGCTGTACAGGGAAGTCCTTAAGTGGCGGAACTTCCATAACGGCTTTCTGCCATTTTGCGTAAGTATCTACAAGCGTGGTATCGTCGTCCAGTTCTACTATAATTTCGTCGTGTATCTGGGCTACCATATCGGTATGTCCATGTAACATGAAAGGCTTACAGCCTAACAGTTCTTTTGTTTCTGTAGCGTAGCCGTCCCACGGTTCTATAGCTATACCGTTATGGCTTGCGGTATCCATACCACATTTTTCATATACGGTATTCTGGGCGCGTTTCATAATATCGGCGGCGGAACCCTGTACCGGTGTATTCGCTGCCCGTCGTTCGTCCTCTGACCTTGTGTAACGGTTACTGCTGTTAATCGCCGGAAGCAGACGCTTATAGCCGTAAATGGTTTCCGCGTATCCCGTTTCCCTAGCTTTTACTTTGGCGTTTACTTGCATACGTGGGATACCTGGGTAAGTCTTCATAACGGCGTCTACGATCTTCTTACACTCTGGAAGGCTCTTACGAAGCCCCATTTTCTTAAAGGTTTTCTGTAAGGCGTGTTCTGTACCGCCGTAAACAGAACCGAAGTTTCCGGCTTTCGCTCCACTACGTTCGTGCTTCGTAACCTCTGCTTCTGGTTTACCCGTCATAGTAGCCGCTGTCTTTCTGTGTAGGTCTTCGTGATCTCTGAAAGCTTTACGCATAACTTCACACCCGGACTTCCAGGCAGTTAAACGAAGTTCAAAGCCGCTTTCATCTTCCAGAAGGAATACTTTACCGGGTTCCGCCTTATAGAAGTTTCGTACCCCCAGTTCGTCGTTATCCGGGCGCGGTACGTTCTGGCCGTTCGGACTGTTGGACGCAAGGCGGGCCGTTTCTGTCCATGGTTCATACTTTGCGTGGATTCTGCCAGTAACAGGGTTTACGTATTTTTCGCGGCCTTCTACGTGAGAAGATAACAGGGTGGCGTACTTCTGTATGGTCTGCATACTCTTTAAAAATTTAATGCCAATGTCCTTATATGGGTGTTCTTCCCTTCGTGCGATTCTGATACGTTTAACTTCTGCTGTAGTGTATTCGCGCGGCCATAAAAGACGCTGATCTTGATAAGATAAGTCCGGGTCTACCATTTCCCATTCTTCCGGTAAAGGTGTTTCCAGGTACTTTTCTTCGTCTGGGTCTTCCAGCTTGTTTTCTAACATAAAGATCATATCCATAAGGGCGTTACTGTCCAGGCTAGGGTCTTTTGTTTTGTCAGACCAGGCAGCCGCCGGAAGCTTAAGCGTATCAAATACAAAAGATTTAACGTCTTTCGTTTTACCGCCAACACCTACATTAAGGTCTTTTATGCCGACGCTTGCGGCCAGGTCCTTCATAGTCTGTGCGGCTATCTCGATCGCGTTCTTTGCTTCTTCCCTTTTAACCTGGGCTATGTCGCTGTCCCATTTCATACCCCAGTATTCCATAATTCCGGTAACCCTTGTAAAAGGCATTTCGATATTTTTTAACCAGTCGGAATAGGTCGGGTATACTTCGTTATCATTACTTATCTGTTTCGCTACTTCGTCCCAGTAAAGGTAATGCTGTACGGCGTAGTCACTATCCTCACAGCAGTAACTTAAGGCGTCGTGTTCGTCGTTTGGTACCTGGTCGAAAAATAACGCCTGGTTACGTTCCAGGACAGAAGTAAATTCTGACATCTGTACGCCGAAGACTTCCTTCGTCATAGGCTTAAGACCTTTACCAACGTAAGGGCGTTTCGGATTTTTTATCTTGTTGGGTAATAGCAGCTGTGACAGCCGTATCCATGCTATGAACGGGTCGGCACATGGCATAAGAATATATTTACCGTATTTCGCCGTGAATTTCGTTTCAAAGTTCATATTTACGGCAATCTTTACGATCTTATGATTAGTAAAGAAATACTGTTCTAAGGTATCAAAAAGTCGTTTTCTGGCTTCGCTTCTGGACAAACCAGGCTCAAACTGATTAGCCCCCGGATTGTCAATAAAGATAGCCCTCGCTTCGTCACACGCTGCCGATAAAGACATAGCGCACACTTCCGCTTTCCACGGGTCAAGGTTGACGTCACGCGTCCAGCTGTCTAAGGCTTTTCCTGTTACTGTATTACCGTCTTCGTCTGTCGGCGGTATCCTATGGTCTTTATCTCCACTTGTTTCGTAGTCGAAACCACCTAACCCGGTTTCCTCACAACGGTTACAGTAATCAATAACTTCCTGTATAGTAAGAAGCGGTCTGTAGTCTTTAAAACCTTGCTTACGAAGTTTCGGCCATTTGATCGCCCATTCTCCCGGACGCTTTCTTGTCTGCATACAGTCCGCCAGGGAAGAACCTACAGCTTTATTATCTGTAGGTTTTGCTACTGCCGTAGCGACTGGCTTTTTAATCTGTGCTGCAAGACCGCCGGAAGCTGGGAACATATTACTTAAATTCAATATAGAACCCCCTTCTTTAAATGTCGTTTTCCATGTGATCGAATAATCCCATTTCAAAACACTTTGATATATAAGAGTTAAACCGCGGCGTTTTTCTGTATCCGCCGCTTGTCATAGTCAGCATACGAAGGCGGACACACTGGTTAATAATAGCCTTTGCTTCTTCCTTCTCAATGCTTAACATAGCTTCTACGTCGCCAAGTCGTAAGTATTTCTGTCTGGCGAAAAGGTCTATGAACTCGTTATACTTACTGGCACCCTTTAAGGTATCCAGCTTTCTTAACTCGTTTGTAATCTTGTCGAATTTATCCCCTACTATTTCTTCTGATACTGCCAGTCGTGCATAGTAATTAAGGCCACAACCAGGGGCGTTATACAGCTGTACCAGATAGTCATAAATAAAATTTACGTGTGCCGGGTAAACGGTAATTCGTTCCCCGCTTTCGTCTACGCTGTGCGTAAGTGAAGCAAGGGCCACGGCCAAACGTGCCACCTTGTTACGTTGATCGGAAGGCGATACCAGCGGAATATCTGTAGCGTTTCCGTATACCTTAGACAGCTTCGTAGCTGTTTCCAGAATGGCGTCTACAGTATCGGGTAAAAATACAACCTGTTCCGGTGTTCTACTCCACGCGAATAACACATTATTTTTTAAGGCGTCGTCGCTCATGGTTCGCGGAAATGACGGAAGCGACCGGTTATACTTTTCCGGGTCTACGTCGGTCGATCTCATAAATATAGCGAAGTCGAAGCGTCGTATATCCTCATTGTTAAAGACGTCCTTTAAGCTTTCGGCACCCTGGGCGTAATCGGAAAGACGTTTACCTTTCGGCGCGTTACCAGAAAGGATAGCCCTTACCCTACAAGGCGTTTCAGCTGTAACGGCTCTCTTAACTTCCAGCTTACCGTCTGATCTTGCAAGGGTCATTTCCCCGTATTCGTCCTTTTCTATACCGGTGTCTTCGTCTACCCATATAAGTTCTTTATCTGCCAACGGCCAGGCACCCCAGACGATATACCAGCTTCCGCGGTTACCCTGTTCCATTTTGTAAGTAAGACCGGTACGGCTTGTACTCTCTGCATTTACACGGTTACCAAGTCCGATATATTTCATCATTTTTTCGACTAAAGCAGACTTACCGGTACCAGTATCGCCGACTATCTTGAGTTCTACCCACCCCCTTATAGGGTCGGTATCCCATGGAACACGGAAACGTAAAATACTGTGGTAAACCAGCAGCAGACCTAAAAGAACTTCGTCGCGCTCTACGATATGCGTTACGTTATATGTCAGATCATTAAGTATAGTTCCCAGCTTCGATACAATATTTTCCACTGTCATACTTTCCGGTCTAAGGCTGTCCAGTTCTTCCCGGACTTCTTCGGTCAAGGAAAAACTTTCTACGACGTCCTGTAAAGGTGTCGCGTTCGTTACCAGAATGGTACTTTCCTGGTTCTTCGGGTGTGGGTACATATAACCGCTGATCTCATAGTATTTATTCGTTTCAATCTTCATACCACCGATAGCGTAAATCTTACGAAGTACGTAGCTTCCGGTATCGTCTTCTTTAACGCCGTCTTCTTCCGCCATAGGGATAACCAGAAGTTCGTCTACGTTGATCGTTTCCACAATGGAAGTATCATACTTTCCGCAAGACGGTATCCCGCTGATCTCCCGAAGGATTCCCTTTATATTGTCGTCGCCCGTTTCTGTCATTTGAATAAGTTCACGGTTATGGGCGTTCAGTTCCTTATATGCCGTAGCTGTAGGAATGTTCAGCAGCGGACAGCCATACTTTTTACATTTTTCCTGTCCCCAGCATGAATACTCTACTTTTTTTGGGACAACGTAAGGCGTGTGCTTCTTGCCGGCCACCATTACGCGGGTCGTAATCAGCTTACCAGTAAGGGAAGCGTCGGAAGTCTTCGCAAGCGGAAGGTTTATAGCTTCTTCGGCTACGTCGGTGTTACCCTTAATACAAGGACACATATCACCAGCACACGGTACCCTGTCGTAATCGTTGTCGCCTTTCTTCTTTTCACCGTGAAGTGATCGTATAAAAGCACACCCAAACTGGTAGTCCTTTTCACTTCCGTAAACACTTTCTATAACGTTTCTGGTGTTCGCCTTACGTTGCTGGATACTGTACCGACTGTCCGCGCTGGTAAACTTTACTACCCAGTCTTCCAGGATACTTGTAGCTTCTTCTTTTTTGTATCCAGCCGCCTTAAAGTAACAGCAAAGCTGCACAGTGGCGTTATTACGATCACCGTCTTTCTTCCAGCCATTGTTAAGAATGTCTTCTACACATACCGGCGGCTTATCCTTAACGAAAATATATTCTGTTTTACTTCGCTTATCAGACGTTGTAGCGGCGGCTTCTTCGTATTCGTGTAACTTGTCCGCGTAGAACACCCCAGCTTTTGGTCTTTTACGTACTGTCTTTTCTTCTCTCTGGATAGGCTGGCCAGTACGCGCTCTTTCCTTAATTTCGTCTAAAGTCAATTCCTTAAGCTGCTGTAAGGTAAGTTCGATTTTGTAAAGCCCGGTCTTCTGGTGCCTGGAATATGGAAGACGTAACATACGCTTTACGGTATAAACCACAAGGTCTACAGCTTTTAAAGGCTCTGTATACTCTACTGGTCGTCCGTTTTCGTCTTCCTGTTCCTGTACTTCTCCTAACCTGTAACGAAGGTATCCGGCAATATGCTTATATACTCTCTGTAAGTCTTTTCTAGGCTCTACGCCTAACGCTCTTTCGTCTACCAGAATATGGAAGCCCTTAGACCCGGAAAAGTAAATATGTAAGTCCTGTTCCTGTATGTCAAGTTCCTCGGTGAAGAACTCCACCAGCTTAATAGCTTCTTCCTGGGCTACTGCCGGATTTTCGCTATAGTCAAGGTCGAAGTACAGGGGGGCTAAGAAGTCTTCCCCCTCTGTCTTCTTCTCATTTGCGTATTTCTGGACCGTGGCAAAACAATTAAAGTCCTTTGCTTCTTCGTGTTGCCACTTCGGTACGTCGTCCAAGTGTTTACGCTTCCACGGGCTACTTTTTCCGTTTTCGTCGCACTGGTAACAATCCACGTACACATATTCTTTATTTTGTTTTGCCATTTCTTAAGGCCCCCTGTTTTACTTTGTGGTATAGTCTTCTGGGTTAAATACTCCCATAGCTTCAAATTTGATAGCCAGCCAGGATACGGAAGCGTCTGTACGGCTACGCTGTTCTTCTGTAGACAGTCTGGTAACCACGCTGGTAAGTCCTGTACGTGCCGGAATACCGATCTTTTTATACGCTCCACGGAATACGTTCATAGCATACTTACCGTAGGCGATCGTAGCGGTAGGGGCGAAGGACATAATATAAATTTTCGGAATACCGTCGGCTTCAGAAAGGGCGTCTACAGGAACTACAGAAGCCATATAACGAAGTTCCAGGTCTTCCACGCTGTAGCGTTCTGCCGCTTCCGGGTTCTCCTGTAACCACGCTGTAAGCTGCTGTACGGCGTCTTCTTTCTCTCTGCAAGCTACGATCAGCTGGCCGTCTTCTGGACTGTTCTGTAATCCCCATAAAGACCAACGTTTTTCACCTTTTCCAATAATGACGTCGATATGATCTTTATATTTAATACTGTCGTCGTCTTTATCCACAAAATCCCCCTTCTTATCCACAGTCAGCCAGGAACCCATGTAAACAAAATCAAGGTCTAAGCCGTCGTTTGCTTTCTGGAACTCCTCAAAAGTGTTATTAAGAAGTGTGGTAATATATGCGGCACCGTTCGGCTTAACCTCTGCTACAGCTGTTTCCGCGGCTTTTGCGATCGCTGTACCCGCTACTTCTTCTGTTCCGGCGTTCTTTGCTACTACGTCCATGTTCTGTGTTGTGTTCTCACTCATAATAAATACTTCCTTTCGTAATTAAAATTTAATACTATCCAGTAAACCGTCTATAACGTCCTTTTCGGCGCTTTTCGGCTTAGATGGTAACTTAATACCCAGACGCTTATATACCTTTCTTCTGCTGTAGTATTGACCTTTCAGAACGCCTACAGAAGCGTCCACATAGTCGAACCATACCGCTTTTTTATCTGGGTTCTGTGGGTCCTTTCTCATAATACGGCCTATTTCCTGTTCCAGATTAAGACCGGTGTTACTCTTTCCGTCCCCACGTTTTGGTGTTACTGTATGCCCTACGCAAAGGCTAGGTATGTCCAAACCTTCACGGGCTAACTGTGTAGCAAAAAGGATACTTACTTTTCCTTCCCTACACTGGTCTAAAATCTCTTGTCGTTTCTTTTTAGTAACTTGCCACTTCTTAAATTCTTCTTCGGTATACTGTAACGTCTTTACTTTCCACCGTCTGGCTTTTCCGTCATACTTACATTCTGTACCGTAGTCAGCTGCCAGGGCTTCGGCCTGTCGTTTTCCACTGGCTACTTTCCAGCTATACCGGGTAAGTCCGCCATGCACTACAGCGGTCTTACAACCTCTGTATCCCTGTTCCGTAAGAAGCTTGTCTACTTTCTCTTTCAGCTTAAAACAATACCTTACGCTTTCAGAAAGAACGATAGACTGACCGTATTTAACCGCGTCTACGATACTTTTGGCTACCAGATTTAACCGGTCTTCGTTTTCAAAAAGTCGGTATAAAATGTCCTGGTAATCCAGGTCTTCGCCCCCGGCGTCTATGTTTCCGTCGGCGCTATCTTCATTCCCGTAAGTGAAGGACGTGTAGACAAACTTTACTTCTGGTAAAACCAGCTGATCGTCTTTGTAAAGGGCGGTTCGGGGAACCTCATGTAGTACCGGTCCAATACCTAAGTACATAAGCTGTTCCATTTCGTCTTTACGCTTCGGTGTGGCCGTAAGTCCTATAATACGCTTCGCCGGAAACTGGGCGGCGGTATCTAAAAACTGGGTACTGGGGAAGTGGTGCGCTTCGTCGATCACGACGACGCCTATAAATTCTTTCAGCTTTTCTACAAGTCGCTGTTTTGCCTTAAGTGTCTGTACCGTCGCTATGATAAGCTTACGGTCGCCGAAGTCCTCTACACCGTCCCCCAGGATACCGACACGGCCTACGCCTTTCAGTGTAGATAACGCCCTGTCCCTGGTCTGATATACCAAATCTCTGGTATGGGTAAGCCATAAGGTCGGGCGTCCAACTTCATAGATATATCGCATACCCATGATAGTTTTACCGGAACCCGCCGGGGAAACCCCGATACCATTTTTACGTAACAGGCTATCTATAAGCGGGTGCTGGTAATCTCTAATCTGGAAGTTTTCGTTCCACGGTCCGAAGTCTACCGGTTCCCCTTCTACCTGTTCCCTGTCCCATTTAACGGACGTCGTTGTTTCTGAAATAAGACTGTATAAACGATCTGCATAACCACGGGGAAGTATTAAGCTTCCATCGTTGTCATATGTAAAAAGCTGTAGCTTCTGGTCTATACCCCAGGTAGGACGACGCTGGTACTTCGCTTTTAAGTATGCCGGATTATCTATTGTAAGATCGTCTACTATTTTCAGTTTCAAGGGAAGCGGATAGCCACTTACCCTTATGTTATTGCTTTCGTATACATGCAATCTCGCACCCCCTTTAAATCGTATCCACGTTCGCCGTTTATCTCTATCCGTGGAAGGTTGATAGCTTCTATTTTCCCTTGCTGTAGTTCTTCCAGCGTTATATAACGCCGTCCTTTCTGATTCATATACGCCATAGCGTGAACCAATCGGAAAGCGTAGGCAACGTCTACAGCTTCGTTAAGGAAAGATACCAGGACAAGCCCTATATTTCTGTCTAATGCCTTTTCAAAATTTATCAGACCTTTAAGCTGGTCGGTGCGTAACATTGACAGCATAAACCGGTCGCCGTCCGTTCTCTTTTCCTCACAAAGTAAGTTTACGTGTTCCAGAAGTACCAGTTCGTCCGCTGGCCGTGTACCCAAGTTTCCACCGTCTGTAATGCGTAACCGCCATAAGTTCGGTATCTGCCGCCAGCTTCTTCTACATTCTTCCTGGAAGTCTTCGCCACGCTGCCTACGTTCCGCCTGTTTCTCATTACGCAAGGTAGGTAAGTGCGGCGGCTTGTAACTGTGCCTTCGCTCTGATACAGCTTAAGGCTTCTTTCTTTGCGTCCAGGTCTTCCCTGGCCTTAAACTGGGAAACCTCGATAGCCTTAATATCTGCTTCCACGCTTGCCAGTTCTTTACGTTCGTCAGCGCTAAAGTGTCTACGGAAGGCGTCGCGCTGGGTATCGTTTGTAACAGCTACCCTTACATGGGTACCATCCGGGTAAGGAATAATACCGTAGGCGTCCTTACCAGTTCCGCAGATCGTGTTAATAGCTTCTGCTTCTGTGATCTGTATAGAGGTTTCCAGCTGGCGGGCACGTCTGGCTAACTCGACTTTATTCTGGTAGGTTTCTTCGTTCTTACGTCCGGCTTCCAGAATATCCGTAACAGCAGCGTCCAGCTGTGAGATAGTGTTAATCAACTGTTCGTCTGTCACTACCGGGGTGTTAATGGTCGGTACGTGCTTATTCAAGGCTTCGGCTGCCGCTTTTGCTACGGCGTCCGCGCCGTACTGTTCAATAAGTTTCTGTAATTCTTCTTTCATGTTTTTACCCTTTCTTAATTGCATAATGTTTTTGTAAAGCTGCCTAAAATACCGTTTCTCTGCTCCTGTTCTTTTTCCTGTGCTTTTGCCTGTTCTACAGCTGTTTTAACTACGGCAGATATAACGACATTTTGTACAATAGGTACCGCGCTGGCGACTTCCATAACGGTACACGCTTTTAAGTCGTAAACCTGTTTTTCCAGTTCCGGGAAGCCGCCGTAAGCCTTTAGGGTATCCGCCATATTTGCGATCATAATATCTTTACAAAGTTCATTGAAAGCGTTTATCTTTTTACCGGCCACGGCTTCGCCCCCTTTCGGATATGTGGGCGTACCACCAGGAACGACCCACCCATACAAGAACTGTCAAATGGTTTACTGATCGTATAGGCGCCACAGTTCGGGCAGCTGATTTTTATAGCACCAGCGGAAGAAACCACCGGGTTAAGTTCCTGTAAATCGTTATCCGTAATCGGTTCTTCGTGTCCACAGTTACCACAAGTCCAAAATTTCACCTTCATACCGCTACAAGCTCCCTTTGTCTATCAATAATCTGTAAAGCTGTCTTTACTACTTCCGGGCTGTATTTTTCTTCGGCTGCTACCTGGTCAATAATCTGGTTAATATCCATAAGAACCTTATTACCGGTGTGACCCTGGATAAGTGCGCTAAAGTTGTCCATAGCGTACTGTCGTTCCTTTTCTTCCTCAATACGACTACGATCTAAGACTTCTTCCCCGGACTTCGCACACGACACCGGTATAAATTCCGCTTCGTATTTTCCACTGATTTCGTCTATCTTAATCAGTGCTACCCGTATCTGTCGTTCCATTTCATTAACAGAAGCCGACATACGTAACAGGCTACCTGGATTTATAAAAAGTTTGTCGTCGGCGCTTCTATGGTAAATTCCATAGCCTAAGTGATCGTGTCCAGTAAGGATAATATCGGCGGTCGTGTCCACCTTATATAAATCACTGTATCGGTCAAACGGTGGGCGGTGGTCTAATAACATACCGTGGGCTATATGTACCCCGATATGATTACCTTCCGGGTAATCTACGTCCGATCCATATCCATAACCGTTTATGTCCATATCCTTACTGTACGGCGTAGCAGTCAGATACACCTTATAGTGTCCCTTTGCCAGATAAATAGGCTTGTCACTGGCGCTTTTGATAACCGTAAGCTGTGGTACCAGCATTTCCAAAAGCCTTAAGCTGGTACGGTAGTAGCTGTCTACGTTGTATCCGTAAATATCATGGTTACCCAGTGTACAGTAAATATTTACCGGACTTTCCTTTAACACTTCTGCAAATTCCAGAAGAACGGCTATACCAACTTCCGGCCGGTCGAATATATCCCCAGGCTGTAAGATCGCGTCTACAGCATTATCTACAGCTATCTTAAAAACTTCCTTAAGCTTCTGTTTCGCGGCTTCCTTATAGTCGTCTATACGGTTTCTGGGATTCGTTCCGCGTAAGTGTAGATCGCCCACGAATAAAAATTTAACCATCTTCTTCGTCCCCCTTTCGGTCGTCTTCGCAGCACTCACACCGTACCCGGTCTGGGTCGTCCGTATAGAAGATAATCCCACAGTCTATACAATGTTTTTTCATAATACGGACACCTCACTTTCTCCACTCTGGGAACGCTTCACAGCTAAACTTACTTCCCCGATTTCTGCAAGGTCAGCGTTATGTGTGATAAGGATAATCTGTCTTCCAAAAGTGGCACTGTACTCTTTTAAGAAATACGCTACCGACGGCGCGTACTCTTTTGATACGTGCTTACCTACTTCGTCCAGGAATAACGGACCGTCTACGCCTTCCATTTCGCCGACTGCCAGACGAAGCGCAAGGGCAATAATATCAATTTTCCCGCCGCCGCGGTCATAATCCGGCTTTTCTAACTTCGTAATAACGCTGTCGTCGTTTAAGTAGTATTCAGCGATAGGCTGGTTACCTCTTAAGGTAAGGTCGATCATAAATTTATGATTCCCACCGAAGACCACGTTAAGCGCTTCGCTTACTATATCTTCTATCCTTACCTTTACCTGTTGTCTGGCGTAGTCGCTGGTCTTCTGTAAAAGAATTTGTACCAGTCCAAACACGCCTAACTGTTCTTCTGCTTCCGTCTTTACCTTTACTGCTGCTTCTCTCTGCTTTTCCAGTAGTTCGCGTTTCGCCATCTGGTTATTAACCTTGTCCCTGGCGGTACGAAGATCAGCAGCTATACGGTTAATCTGCAAGGTGTTTAAACCCTTCGCAGTACCATAGCTTACCGGCTCTGGACGGATAAAAAAATCCATAAGTCCCATAAGCTACCCCCTAAACTTCCGGTATGTTACTTTCCACATTCTTAAGGTTTTCTTCTACGGATTCCGACAAGCGGGTAATCTCTGCTTCGATCGTATCCGGGGTAACGCCTAACTGCTTCATTTCTTCTACGACCTTATCACACTGTTCCTGTGCGGCTTCCAGCTGTGTTTCCGCCTTTGTCTTTGCATTTTTAGCAGCTTCCAGTCTTTCTTTTGCTTTCTCAATACGTTCTTTAATATCCATTACTTCGTACCTTCCTTTCCGTTTTTACTCTGATACATAAGTACCACTTTGCTACCGGCGTCCACTTTAAGGGTAAAAGTCTGATATACCGGTACAGCTCCTTTGATCGGTGCGTTTTCATTCAGTATCACAACTTCGCTATTGTCTGGTGCGTCATAAAGTAGCGATCTTAAGTCTTTTGCTGTCATTTTGTATTACCTTCCTTTCTGGTTATCATAAGTGCCGCCTTTTTGCTGTCTTTCAACATGACCGCAGCTATTTCCACTTCTTCGTCTAAGGCGAACCCTACAGCTTCTCTAAAATCCCCCGGAAGCTGTAAGCGTCCTTTTCCGTCAAGTTTACGGGATACCTTAAACAAACCGCCTTCATATAAACCCATTAGACTGTACCCCACTTTCCGTATTTCGTAAGATAGCCGTCTGGTCCCAGGTTACGGAAGTCCGTAGCGTGTTCGTTCGCTACGCCGACGTCCTTATAAACCCCCAGGTTATGGGCTTTTCCTTTGTAGAAACACCGGACTTCGTAACGCTGTTTATCTTTCCGGTAGTGGACACCCTTAACCATGTCGGCGTATTCTGGACCGGTAGGCTCTACCGGTATGTAGCTTTCACCGATTGGAAGGTTAATAAGGTTATCCCTGGTAAGGTTCAAGCTGTTACCGTCCTTAAAGATCGTGTTCTGTCCGCGTTCCGGCTTCGATATAACCCTATGTAAAAGTGGCTGCTTCTGTTCAAAGCCCGGAACATTTACTACCTTACCGCCGACACGGTGGGCGGTCGCTCTTATATAAAGCTGTCCATTACTTTTGTGGATAAAGGAAAACCACGTACCAGGCCAGGACTTTACTAAATCCATATCCGCAGCGTCTAGTTTTACTTCCACGGAACCATAGCCCACGTTTGGCGGCGCTTCTACAAAAAGCGTAGCTTCCTTTCCACGTATGATAAAATCGTTTTTCAAACTGCTGCACCCCCTAAAACACTGTCCAGATAACCGATAACAGACTTACCGATACCTTCCGCCAGTGTTACCGTAACGGCGTTCCCGAACTGCTTATACGCCTGTGAATTACTTACAACCTGTTTCCAGTTATCCATGGGAAACGCCTGTAATCTGCCGTATTCCGTCGGCGTAAGTTTTCTTACTCTATACTTCGTATGATCGAAGATTTTAATATGATGTGTACCACCCACTACAGCTGTAGCTGTCGGGCTAATACCTTCCGGGTCGTGTACCCGTCTACTGTGATCGTGTCCGCTACTCTCTAACATTCCTATCACCTCTATTTCCGGTAGCCCTTGCGGCCGTTGCTCTCTCTCTCTGTATTCATACATTCGTCTACCCTTTCCAGTACCAGCGGTACTTGTTTGTAGTCCGACGCCAGTAACG